ATTATTAATTAACTCTTCCTCGCATATTGCGATATCGTTATCTAAAATATACTCTATTTCGTCATTAGAAAGCCCACGATCCCGCAGATTTCTGCCAACTCCAATAGTCTCTATACCCTCTGTGTCAAGGTAAACCTTTTTTTCTACCCCTTCATGGAGTTTTATTTGTTCTTTTAATCTGTCTAAAAATCCACTCATTGCCTTCTCTCTTGGTCTTTTATTATTCTTTTGATTTCTTTTAAATCAGATTGATGGCCTTTTAGCTCTGTTTGTAATGCATCAATATCTTCACGTTTTCTTTTTGCTATTTCTTTTTCTGTTATATTAGGCTCTATTTCTCTATAAACATCTGTTCTAAGTTCTCTTATTCCTCTAATCTGATCATTAATATATTTAATCCTTTTCCCTAATGCTTTTATTTCAAATTCAGCATTAAAATAAGGCTGGTTTTTTCTTGCAACAACTGATTGCTCTGGGTCATATTGTCGTTCTGCTAATTTTAAGTTAGCAATTCCTGACTCTAATAACCTACGTGCTGCATAATAATCCTCAGTGGTTCCACGACCTACTGATTTTTCAACAAATCTTTCTATTACAGGGTAATTAGACCAATGCTTTTCTGGTTTTACAACATCATTTGGAATAACAAGATCTGCAACAGAAACAGCATATTCTCCTAATTTTCCAAACATTTTGTTAATTATATTTTGCCATTCAGGACCCGTTAATCCTGCTGTGCCTGCTAATGCATTAGCTAAATCACTATCCCCTGATTTTTTAACTGCACCAGGGTTAGTTTCTGCAATAGTTTGCTCTTGTTGAGTTAAAATAGATCTTCCAGTTAAAAGATTAAAGTTAAAAGCATTTTCTAAAAATGGTGCAACAAAAGGAGGAACGCCAGGGAATAAAGTTCCATACAAATTAGCACTTAAAGATCGTGTTGCCTCATCATTTGGATCACCTAATATCTGCCCTAATATTCTCTCAGGTATTGTTGACAATATAAGACTAACTTCAAATCCTTTTGGCACTGTTATTGGAGGAAAGCCTTCTGGTAGATTAAAATATTTAGATAATGCTATATAATTCTGATCTTTTATATGATCTGGAATATCTTCATACTCTTCATCTCCTGCTTGAAGCAAGTACAACGCTGAAGACAATGCAATTAAATATCCTGCCCGAATAAAAAATCTTTTTCTAAGCTCGGCTCTGCTAATTTGACCTCCTGTAGCAGCCGCGCCTCGACCTAAAAACCCTCTTGCTAAAACATCTAAACCTTGAATACGGGCATTTAAAAAAGGAATAAGAGGAGCTAAAAACTTAACGTACTTACCTCTTTTTCTGAAGTTAATAACCTCTTGAGCCTCCCAAATAGCCTGTGCTTCATTGCCTGTTCTTTCTAAAACATTGTTATAAACAGCAATCCTTGTCGCAAGGTCAGATATCTCAACTAATCTTTCAGCAGCGTTCCAGAACTTCCTAAGAGGTTGTGTGGTTACTTCATAAAAACCTTTTGGGTATCTTCTTCTTCTTAACTTTTCTAGTTCTTTTGTAGCCATAGGACCTGCTGCATCTGCAAAGTCTGGTCCACCACGAATCCCTGCTCGTAGCAAGGCTAACTTTGCAGGACTATTAGTGGCAGCTTCAAAAGCTCCCTTAACAGAACTCCACACAGGAGTATCAATACGACCTGTTGTAAATGCCGCTGAAAGAGAATCTCTTAAAAAGTTTGCTATCATAAAACCGGGTTCTTTTGTAATAAACGCACGTAAAAGATTTGCTGGCATAGTTGCATACTGACCTGCGGTTGTTTGGAAGAAATCCATTCCCGGTTCATTCATCGACATAAGAGCATCAAACACCTCTGGGTCATCTAATCTAAAGTGTGCTTGCTTTCCTCTTATAAAAATAGTTACATTAGATCCTTCTTTTGTTGGTGTCTCACGAGCCATATCTAATCTTATTTGATCTCTTACAACTCTTTGTGCCGCAACATTCTTAGTTCCGTTAGATATAGCTTTTTGTACATACTTTACATAATTAGACATTATGTTATCGACAGGTTGTCGAACTTCCTCAATTTCAACATTAGTTCCTTCTGGTAAGTTTTCTCTATTAACTACACTATCAGCCTCTTGTGCTGTTCTGGCATAGAAAGCACCACCTTTATTTTTATTAGGCAAATACTTGCCATTTATTTTAATGCGGTATAATACTTTCTTTCCCTTTAGTTTTTCAAAAGCCTTGGCTGTCCTTATTTTTTTACCTTCTTCAACCCTTACCCCTACTGTTTCAACAGGCTCCTCTACAGTTTGCTGTTCATAATCTTCTGTTAAATCTAAATTACTACTTGATTTATCAATGCCTTCTTCTGAATAAATAGGAATATAGTTATCATACTGCATTACCTCATCATATTTTTCTTGGGTAATCTGACCCGTGTCCAAACGGTATTTTAATATTATCTTATTGAACTCATCCATTTTTTTCTGAGCTTCAACAAAGTAAGGAAACTTTTGTTCCATTTCTGCTATGACTGCATTTGCTTCTTCTTCTGTCATTATCTGGGTGCTGTCTGGATTTAACGCCAGTATTGATTTAACTCTCTTTGCTGTATGATAAATATGATATTCTCGTGTTGTATTTTTTTCAAACACTTCACTTAAATTATCAACAATTCCCTCAACAACAATTTCTTCTTCCCCTATAACATTTCCATCTGGATCTTTAACCTGCCTCGTCACTGTAACAGGTTCTGTCATACTAACACCGTTCTTGTAAACAGGAGGTCCAGACACTTGATCTTGTCTAGAGGTAGAGCTTCCCATTGCGGCACCAGCAAGTGCCGATGAGTTGCGAAGCATTATCATAGCTACGTAAGCATTAAGGTCAGCCGCAGAATAAGTAGCGTTCTTTTTTTCTTCACTGCTAAGTTTAATAACATTAACATCATCAACCATGCCTTCTCTAGTTTTTTCTGCAAAGCGAGCAGGCCAACTTGTTAAAGTGCGTAAGCCATCAAACCAATTAGTTGCTACAAGATCCTCACTGGCAGGTCCTATAACCCTACTCTGGATATCTTTAACTTCATTAGAAACATTTTCCCTTGCAATTTGCCTTAAGCCTCTTACTTTTTCTTTTGCTGCTTCTGAAATTTTTAGGGAGTTTTCTGGATTTGCATAATTTAATTTTTCTATAGCCTTTATAGCAGCTTGTCTAGCTTCTGAACTAATATTAGCGGCTTTAATTTCTTCAATTCTTTGATCAGAAATTAGTTTTTCTTTTAGTTTTTCTCCTGTTAAATTATCTGGATTAGGATCAGCGGCAATTTCCTCTGGGATTGTTACTGGTTCTTTTACCTTGGTAAATATTTGCTCTACATTGTCAATTCCAGATTTCTTGAGAGATCTTTTTATTGCTTTAAAAAATCCAATTAGTCTTTGAAATATACTTGATGCTGTTTCGCTTACTGCTGGGGTATTACCTTCACCTCTTCTATGTTTAATATAGTCCTTAAACATATCTGCAATTGCTTCAGACTCTATCCTGTTAACATTAACGCTATTATCTTCATTACGATAACCAGAGATATTCATGTAGTCTCCCTTTGCTTGATCGTAATAAGTTCTATTCATTCTTGAATTAACTCTAATCTTTCTTACTTCCTTTTTAAGGGTAGCAATATCCTCTCTTGTTAAAGGACCTTTTCCTTCTTGTGCAAGAACTTCAATAATATGAAACGCTTCTTCATCTATTGTATTGTAAAGACTTTGCTCTATTTCTATTGGTGTTTTTGCCTCAAGCCCTTGTGCCGCTATATTAATAATTAACTTTCCATTAGTATCAAAATCTATAATTGCTCCTGTAGGAGAGCTGTCTATTGTTTTTAAAAAATCAATTGCTACACTGTCTGGATCTAGGTTTGTCATTTGAATAAAACGATTCTTTAAATCAATTTTAAATAAATCTAAAGTTTCCCTAAACTCACTTGTAAAATTAAGCCTTCTTGCAGCCTCTTTTCTTCTTTCTTTTCTTACTCGTGAAGCTGTTTTTCTTTCTTGTTGTTTAGAAATATTTATTTGATCTTCAACACTTCTGCCACCAAACTTTATTTGAGACTCTGCACTTAATTCTTTTTCTAATCCTTCACTAAGCCTTGTATCAGTATCAACTTCTACACCAACATCTTGAGGAGTTATTGTTCGTGGTGTAAGTATTGTATTCTTCCCAAGGGAAGACGTAATAATATTACGATTAACTAGCTCTTGGTAAATAGAACTGGCTTTTTGTTCACTTACACCTAATTCTTTTTGTATTCTTCTTTTAGTAAGTGTTGGGCTACCTTTAACCGTTTCTTTTACAATATTGTATGAAAGTTGTTTTGCTGCGTTATATTCTTGAGGTGTGACAAAACTATCTGTTGATTTTAATGCCTCCTCCTCTGCTTGTATTTCTTCAGGAGTAAACTCACTCGCTTTCTTTGGTTGTTGTTTTATAGCTTCTTTTTTGTTTCCTTGTTTTTCTAATTCGGCACGTTTCTTTTTAACCTCTGCTTTGTTCTTCTGCATAAGAGAAAATAAAGCGCTTCTTTTGTAAAAATTATCATTTCTATTTTGAATAGATGTATTTTTATTTTGATTTATATAATCTGCAACATTTTGTGCTTTGTATTTATCAGAAAACTTATAACCTTTAATGTCATAATTAACTCCCCCTGATTGATTTTCTAGAATATAAGATTGCTCTGGCACAACTTTTATGTCTAGCTCTTCTTTCTTTTTACTTTTAGCTTTTACATCAGTTTTTTCTTTATCTTTTATATCAACCTTTGCTTCTTCTTTTCTTTTTCTAGCTTCTAGTTCTGATTTATATTGGTTAGCTTCCTGTTCAGAGTTAAAAAAAGATGGCTCCATTGCTCCATTTACTACGACTCTAAATAAACCTGCTTGCTTAACTACTATTGAGTCATTTTCATTAATATTATCAATGTTATTGTTTATAATATTTTGACCAACATCTTCTGTTTGACCAACAACATTATTCTGTAAATCAAAATAATCCACCGTTTCTTCGGTATCTAAGTTTCCGTCCTCATTTACATTATGTGTTCTAGTGTTAGCAGTCTTTCTTACATAAGATGTACGATTAGGAACTGCTCCCTTTGGAGATTCATAAGTTGATGTTGAGCTTCCCTGATCCGTACTATCAAGAACATTTGAGTCTAATAGCTTCTTTTTGTTTTTAGCATTAATCATAAAGCCAGCTGTTGACTCAACAGAGCCTGGGACAATCTCTCCAAACGCTTCTAGAACAACATCACCAGGGCTTTCCATTTGACCTTTTGATACAAGTTGTGCCGCCAACTCACCAGATCCCCCTGCTACTGCCTGCACCCCTAACTCAGCAGCCGCTCCTCCAGCATAACCTCTGGCATTTAAACTTGCTAACTCAGTCGATGACCGTGCTTTAGCTGCACGAGACAACGCTCTTGATTCTATTGCTACGTCATCAAACCCCGGCTTTAACCCTAATTCTAATGACTCCGAAACTGAATCCTTCAAAGCTTTTTCGTATGCCTGATCTGCAGCTTCATCAGCTGCATTTCTAACTGTTGATCCTGCGGCGGCTCTTGCCGTTGGGAGAAATAGCTTACCAGCAACACCTGCTGATATAGCATCAAATGCCGCTATTGGTACCCCTCTTTTATTTGCAAACGTCCTAGCTTTTGTCATTTTTTGTTCATCGCCAAAAAACTCTAAAATTTCATCAGACTCAGAAAGATTAACACCTTCATCGTTCATAGCATCCTTAAGAGAGGCTGCCCATTCCACACCATAAGATCCTGTCCCAGCCCCTGCCCCCATAGACAAGCTCCTAGTTATTGCTGGTCTTAGTGCGGCACCCAATATTCCTACTGGAGCAGCATAGGCACCTGCTATCATTCCTGCTATGGAAGGGATAGAAGAAACTAAACTTTGAACAGCGACATCAACAACTGCCAAGGGATTTTGAAAAGCCTCTAAAGCAGCAGCTCCCAAGCTTTCTTGTTTTTGAATTTCGTCTAAGCCAGTTGTAACATAATCAGGCCTTGGGTATCGTTTTTTATCCTCTGCATCAATTGCTAATTGATTTGCAGTTGTTTCATCATCAACAATTCCTAAACGATTTCCTGTTATGTAAGCCGCAGATGTAAGATCATTCCATCCTCTTGCAGTGGCATTTCCAAGACCTTCAAAAAAACCTACATCTTCAGTAGGCACTTCTCCTCCTGCAAACTCAGAATCTGTTGTTGCCTGACCTGTTGTATCTATTGTGTTTGATACCATAGGTTGTTGCATTGGAGAAAATTGCTGCTGCAAAATTTGGTTTAACATCATCTCCTGTTGCTGTTTAGGAAGAATTAAAAATTCATCTTTTACGTCAACCTCATAAGTCTTTCCAAATTTATCTTCAACATCTATGATTGGCATAGAGAATTACTCTCTTACTTTAAAGCTATTGATTAAAGTAGATTGATTTAGCCCAAGGCCACTAAATGGGCGAGATGCATTAATCCTATTCATGGCAATAATTGCAAAAACTTGTTCTGTTGTTGGAAGAACTTTTTCGTCTTCGTAAATTTTAGTTAGAACCTGCCCTGCTGACTGATCTATTTTCTTTATATTTTTTAGAAATTCTAAAGGTTCTTTACTAATTAATTGTTCATTGTATTCACCTGCAATATCTTTAACTGTATCTAAATAAGTTTCCTGATCAATACCTTGATTCTCTAAAGTTTTAGCTAGTGCCGCCTGAAAAGTTAAATCCTGACCTCTTTTTTGACTTTTTAGTAATCCTTGGTAATATTTATCAAGACTATCAGCCCTCATTACAGCAAGATCATGCGCTCTGTCAGCCTCACGACTCTTAAGAAGAGATGTTAACGCAGCTTTTGTACCTTCTGTTACACTTGTTGTTCCTAAATAAGCAGCTGCCATTGTTAAAAGTTCTTTGCTAGTTAACGTATCAATAAATCTTTTAGGATCTTTTGCGCTTTTTAACCTGTTAGCAAGATCAACGGCATTGCCTTCACCTGCCACTGAAGCATCTGGAACACCGTCCATTTGACTTTTTGTAAACCCTTTTATTACGCCAACTTCCTTTTGAGACGGCCCATCTTTCTTTGTTTCTGTTACTGTGCTTGCGTCTACTTGTTTTTTTGAACTATCATCTTTTTTTGTCTCTGCATCTACTTCTTCTTTTTTCTTTGAATCTTCTTTTAATTCAACCCCAAGTATACCACTAACACCTTGAGCATCTATATTACCTCTGCCTGCTTTTATTTCATCAGCTAATGTAAGAAGTTGATCTGGTGTTGCGTTATCTAACATTGCCCTTATTTTTTGACGATCTTCTTTTCTTGCTGTAGTTTGCCTCGGAGCATCCTCATAGAATGAATCTGTATAATATTCTGTTAATTCTTCTCGAAGATCTCCTACATTAACATCTTGGCTTTCACCACCAATAAGATTTAAAGGAAACTTAGCTTTGCCATACTTTATATTTTCTCCTATTCTTGCTAAAGGACTTAATGCCTCACCAGAATCTGTTTCCATTTCTAAGTCTCTTGCAATAGACTCTCGTAAATTGCCAGCAGATTTTATAACTTCCTCTCTGTCAGTGCCAAAATAAGCTCCTGTTTCTTCTGCATTTTTAATTACTTCTTCTGCTTTTTTCTCACGCTCTGATCTCATAGCTTCTCCAAGCTGAGAAAGAGCTTGAGCCTCTGCTGAAGGGGTTGTAAGTAAACTAGAAGCAAGGTCTTTTGCTCCAGAAAAGCCACTTTTTATTTTATCTCCTGCTGTGCTTGCAAGAGTGCTTAAAAGATTTGCTACATCTTTAGGATCTGCTGGAGGCACATTAGGGTCAACAAACTCGGCCATAGATGGATCCCTTGGCATTTCAGGAAGATTTTCTATAATATTTATAGCACCCTCTTTTGCTCGTGCAACTGGCTCTATAGCTCCAAGATCAAGTTCTTTATCTAAAATACGCTGATTAAGAGTTCCTTTTGGTTTAAGATTTTCTCTAGCTAACCTTATTAGTTCTTCCATAAACTCAGGCGTTTCAGGAGTTATGCCTTGAAGAAGTAAACGAACTGGATCAAAAGTAGCTGGCCCACCATTAGCCATACGTTGAGGAGGCTGATAAAACTGCATTAACCCTTGGTTCATTCGTGCCTGTGGAGACAGAGACATAAGGCCTCCCATCTCTGCAAGTTTTGTAGGAAGACGATTTGTATTTTCTATGCTTGCCAACCTATTTTCAGGATCATAGCCTTGAAGAGACATACCTGCTAAATTAGTAGAATCTTTTAAATCAGCTGCTTCTGTACCTGCATCCATAGATTTTTGTATATATTTGTAAGCAACTCCAACACCAGTGTTATCTGGTTTTTCTTGTTCTGCTTTATCAACCCCACTTAAAGCAGCTGCCAACAATGGATTATTCTTCATTGCTTTTTTTACTCTTTCACGATTAATCCCTGTTATTCCACTAAAAAAATTAGTAGTATTATTTTCAATTTGCTTTCTTGTGTTGAAATCTCTTGAGTTAGCTATTGTTCTATTTTCATTAAAAGACATTTTGTTTACCTCAATAATCCATACGAACCTAAACCAAGAGCCAATAAGGAAGATATTGGACTTGGTGGTGGTGTATACTGTGTAACCTCAGATGAGGCTGTTATTGGAATACCTCTGAGAATTGAAGACAAGAACTGTAGGTTCTGTCTTGGATAATCTCTTTGGTTAATAAAGTCTTCATAGGCTCGCTCTAGACCCTGTTGCTGTCTCATCCTTACAGATTCGCCAACACTTGCAAGACCTCTTGCTCTTTCGGCTCCATAAGTCTGTAACGCTGGATCAAGCCCAGCCGCAGCTCCTGCCGCTCGTTGTGCCATATCAGCCTCAGATTCAAGGGCGGCAATACGCCTGACTTGTTGATCGGCAGCTCTTGCCATAGCATCTGAGTATAAACCTCTCGATAAGTTTGTCCTAAACGTGCGGTCAGCTTCTGCACGAGACATTGCATCTTGAAACCCTGACGCTAGTCCTGTTGCTTCAATGTCACTTAACTCTCTTTCGACACCCTCTCTTGCAAGCCTGTCTGCCACTGCCTGACGAGATCCACCAAACGCACCTGCTGCAACAGCCTCTGCATCACGACCCGCCTGACCACGATTAAATCTATCTAAAACTCTTTGTTGCTGAACATCAATAACGTCTGTCATGTATGGATTCATAAAGGATCGGTATTGATTTCTAGGATCATAGAAATTTGCAATACCTCCTGTAAATGGATCTGTGTACCGCCCTCTTGTCATAGCAGGGTCAAACATCTCAGCAACTCCTGCACGGAAAGGAGATGACCCTTGTGCTTGTCTGAGATACGTCTCATACGCTGTATCAAAACCGGGAGCAGGTGCCGAAGCCATATCTCTTGTTAACTGCTCAGAGGCTAATATATCTGCACCAGGCCCTGCAAGTCTTGCACCCTGATAGGGGATATAATCTTCAAGAGATTGAGATTCAGTCCTGTCTAATAATCTTTCGAAATAAGGTCTTGCATACTCAGGAAGGTTACTCTGTGTAACCGTTGAGGTTGACTGCATTGGTCTAGAACCACCGCCACTGCCCATTTTATAACTCCTTGGCCATAACGAAGGCTTCTACCTTGCCACCGTTATTGTTTAATATCTTCTGCCAGCCCTTGCGTCCTGTAATAGAAATTTTTTTGCATCCTGTTTTCTTTGCAAAATCTTCCATTGCTGGTCGCATATCAACTAGCCTTTCTAATTTTCCACCCCCAAGAAACACATTTAACACTCTGTACTTGGGATACTCTACAAACTCAGTAACCAAACATCCGTCTGGTGCAGGCCATAAAATGTAACGCCCGTTTAAGATACCTTCTTTTATGTCAAAAAATTCATGGGTATCTAATAATTTTAAAGCTCCTTCTATCCATTCACGGCACCGTTCTATCTCGTCCATTATACCGTGGCTTTAACCTGATCTACAAACCTGTCAAAAGCCATTGCACCCATTTCTGGATCTCCATTTCCAACTGCTCTGACAACAGGCTCTGGTACTATGTATTCATTTTCTGCAAGAAGATATGATTGCTTGCCTTCAAGAGACGCTGGGATTGTGTCTACAGGACCGCCCCTTTCCATTGCAACTGGCTGATCTTCTTTTGTTAATGTGCCTTCTATCTCATCTTCTTCTTGTGCCATTTCGATAACTTCGCAGATAATCTGATGTAAACGATCCATACCAAAACGCTCAACAAACATCTCTAAAGCCTGTGCTGGATTATCGCTTTCGCACATAACAGCATTGACACCTGCATTAAATACCATGGCATCTTGCTCCATCTCTGGCTCTGATCTCATATTAGGATCTGTAGTCATTTCTTGAGTTACAGTTGTTTCTTCCTCTAAAACAACATCACCGCCTTCTTGCATCCTTCTAGGCTTTTTCTTTTCAAGAAGCATTAACTGCTCTGGACTCATGCCAAAAAACTTTTGTGGATTACCAACGCCAAATAAAGCACCTGCTATACCTGGTAGACTTCCTCCTTCTTCACGTATTTTGTCTTTATCAAAAGAACGCATTAACCCACCTGCTTCAGCAAACATAGGTCTGCCACCGTATCTCATTTCTCTTTGTGCCGTTGTTTGTGGGAAGAAGTTTCTTGCTTCTTCTCCCGGAACTTCCTTTGCAGGATCTTCAAAGAACCTAAACTCTCCTTGTGATCCTGCTGCAAAATCAGCAGGCATACGCCTTAATCTTCTTGTTGGTGGATCTGCTTCTGGAATATAGTTGTATCCTGTATCTTCTTCATAATCACCATAAGTTGGACCATAAAGCTCTGGGGTTGTCATATAAGAACTAAGTGCAGGAGTTAGCGCTGAAGGAAGTACATTCCTAACACTTGCAAAGGAACTTGGGTCTGCTAAATTTAAAGAAGCCTGCCCAGTAACATCTCTAGCTGGACCTAAAAAACCTCCTGCTTTTTGTATAAAACTAGGGTCTGTTGGGTTAAAGGCAGCACCTGTCATTGTTGCTGATGATACTGGTATTTCTGCAAGTGATGAAAGGTCAGGGGCGGGCAATGGCCCCACTGGTCCAACTTGGCTTAATCCAGACGCAGCAGCCTCAAGTCCTGTTGCTGGCGCAGTGGCTCCAGTTGCACTTGCAGCAGCAACATCATCAATTGTCTGAACACCGCTTGCCAAACCTCCAAGGCCTGCCAAAGCAAAAGATCCTAGTCCAGTTAAAATGCCATCTTTTAAACTTCCTGTTGCAGCAGTTTGTCCTATGCCAGATCCTAGACCTGTTAAAGCGGCTGTTCCTAAAAGGCCATATCCTAAACTACCTGCGGCACCTGCTCCAAGTAAACCTCCAAGCATTGGAAGTAAGAAGGCAAATGCTTCTGGTTGTCCCGTTTCTGGGTTAATGGTCATCTGATTGCCACTTATGGCGTTCATGATTCCTACCTCGGCAGGGTTCATGTGTACAAGCATAGAGTCACCATAGCGACCCTTACTGGCTAAATTACTGGCTTGTGGTGCATATTCAAACATAATAAACCTACAATTCTATTCGTTTTATATTAACAAATCTATTGACTGATAACAACAAAAGCATTAACGCCTCCCGTCTGGTCTAATTTGAACACGGGGCGTTCCTAGCCTCCATTGCGTTTGTGTTGCTGTGCTTGACACTCGCAGAGCAAAAGATCTCCCCCGAAGACGTACATTATAGTCAGGGGTAAACTGCTCCACAACTGTCGAAGACTCAGCGGCTGTCTGTGTTACGGTGCCGTCCTCACTCTGCAAGTACGCTCCACCAGGGTAATTTCTTGATTTTAAAGTAAAGACTGCATTAGGATCTGAGCTTGACGATCCAGAAAATGTAATATCTGGGATAACATGAGAGACAGACACAAACCTCTCTCCCTCCCCAATACTCATTTGAGAAGATTCTATATACGATGATATGCCAGAACTTGGAGTTGTTGATCCATCATCAAGGCCTATCTCGTGATAATACAAGAAGTTATCTGTTCCTGCAGCAACAGGGTAATTAGATATTCCCCTGTCTACCCATGCGGTACGTGTTAAGGTTCCTATTGTCCATACATTCTGTACATAATTAAAAGTTACATAACGGTCTATTTCTTCACTATCAGAAGAACAATAAAACCATATAATCTCGTCATATGAACTATTGAGTGCCGCAAAGAATTTTTGGGTTTGTCCTAAATTAAAGTCATTAAACACATAGGACTTAACGCTACAAGGAAGCTTCTGGACCTGACCTGTGTAAACATAAAAGTCTCTTTGACCCATCCAATAGACAGCATCGTCTGCTGCTTTGACAACATTCGGACCCATTATCGTTATATTCTCAGATACCTGTGTTACACCAAACGTATAAGGAGGTCCGAGAAACTGCATAGCATGAAGGCTGACATCTGTAAAAACAAGTATGCCTCTTTTGGTTTCAACGGCACTAATAATCTCAGAGCCTGACCCTAGCCTAATAGACCCAGCAGTATTTGTAGGACTTGCTTGCCACGTTGTAAGGGACTCTTGATCTCCAAACCGAATAAGTAAAGGATCTTGAGTTCCAATTGCTTCTTCTGGGTCACACCCAAAGACAACAACGTGCCTGTCTACATCACTAACCAATACAACTTTAGCAACTGTCGGGGTTTTTGAGTCTGCTCCTGCAAGAGATGTTAACGCTACTGAACGAGAAAAAGGACTACCTGATGATGTTGATTTATCCCAATAATAAATACCGCCATCTCTTGGATTGATTATCAAGTCTTCCCCAAAGTTATCATGCGACCAAAGGCGTAAAGTTGATCCTGCAGCTAAAAGACTAGAGCTTGAACCCCATGTTCCTCTGCCCCACGTTCCTGCACCCCAACCAGATCCTGCAACAGAACTGTCTAATCCTGTATTTATTTGGTATCTACCCACAGTAGAGCTACCGCCATTGCCAGTATCACTAGAATTAGCTGTTGCAGAGGCAGTAAATTTATAACTATTGTCATTTACAATTTCCGTTATTTGATATTCTTTATTCAAGACAGCTGCCGTTATAAGCCCACCCAAGGTTGCAGCGCCACTAAATGTAACAAAATCATTAACAACAGCACCATGAGATGCATCTGTTGCAGTAATTACTGCTGATCCATTTGTTGCTGAAAAGGTAACATCACCCGCACTAGTCGTAGACCTCAGTGGTGTAATGTCATTAAAAGATCCACCTTCATCAATATAGTATTTTAAATTAGTTCCCACTCCTAAGAAATGAGTGCCGTCTAATGCTACAAACTCATGCAATCCTCGTGCTGTTCCAAGATAAGTATTTGAGCTAGTCTTTTCCCAACCCCCTATTTTTTCAGGAACACCTGCACGAAACCTAATTTTATCACAGTCATACCACCCGCCCTCGTTAGAGTAGGATGTTGTTTCTTTATTTATGCCTGGTCTGAATTGCAATTTAGCAAATGTCATTAATACACACTCCCTATAATATGAGGTGGTTGTGAATATGCCTGAGCCTGAAAGGCAACAAACCCTAAAATTCCAAGAACTAAACCAACAGCGCACGTAATTAAAAACGCAAAACCAATATCTTTCCACATCTGTCTGCGTTTTTCTTCTTGTATATATATCTCTTTGAGTCTCGCTCTTTCTTTTGCTATAAAACTTTGAAGCTGTTCCCAATCACCCTTTTTGCCATACAACTGAAACGTCTCTCTAAGCTGATCTCGCATTTGGTCTTGTTGTTTTTTGTGCATAAACTCATCAATGGCACTGTTTTCTACGCCAGACAATTTACTAAAGAATGATGATTTTTTGGCTTCAGCCTTAGCCTGCAGCGCTGCCTCACCTTTTGCGTACTTAGAAATAGCTGTGCCAAGTTGCGACAAATCCTTACCCACTTTGACGGCACCCATTAATGCCCCGTGAGCAGATTTAATCGCAGCCAATGCAACACCAATCTCAATCATCTAACTAATCCTCTACCCAACTTGTTGTACCCTCATTCCAAGAATACGTTTTGCTTGCAGACGCATCTGCGGGTAAGTCAACAGGAGCTTCCCAATCACAGGTTGTTTCGTTTAATGTCCAAGAGTTAAAAGGTTTAGGGAGAATAAAGGCATTGCGAGTTGAATCATATGTATATCCTATACCTGCAAATCTCTTGCGGATTCTAGCGTTATACGAGGTCTGCACCCACGTTCCACCTAATAGGTTTTGGCAATATGTCGCACCTATGCTTTCTGTTTCGTGTCCGTCAGAGTCTGCTGTGTTTGAATCAGATATAACAACAACCCTCAACACAATATTGTTTGAATCTATTTCTGCAAAATGTGCCAACGTAATCTCCTAATATGTCCACGATACATAACTGTATCTTGTACCGCTCGTTACAGGTGTTACTTTATGGGGATACATGAAGTTACTCGGAAAGATCATTATAGACCCTTGAGGTAATTCTATTTTTTCCGTTTCCCACATAATAAAATCTCCACCTTCATAATCTTCATTCAAGGCTCCCACTATAGACAATACTGGGATTCCTCGTCTCGTTCCATCAAACACGGTATGTATATGGTCACAATGTTCTTTCATTGTGGTGCCGACTACATACTTGTTAAACCTTGCCTGGGTGTATCCATTCCACCCATTAAACCAACTTTCAAATTTTTTTAAATCAACTGTTATGTATTGATTAATAGCATCCCATATTCTGTCATTTAACCTCAAAGAACATCTGTCTGTGGTGTTAAAAGAAACCGCAAGCTCATTATCAAAAGAAACATACTTATCCTGATCTGGCATATAAAACGAATGCGTCTCCCAATTGTTATCTTGCAGCTCTGCTATGACATCTTTACAAAACTCCCTATTAAAAAAATCTTTATAAACCTTAACATAATCTTTTATACTTTCATTAATCAAAGCTGTAATCCTGTTAGCTTGCTTGTATCTCCAAGAATACCCTTGGGAAACGTATTGCAGGATATACTAACTCTTTCTTCTGTCTCTGTTGCAGGAACCATGTGTGTTAAAGAAGAAGGAAACACCGCAAACTGGTTAGACTTGACGTTAAAAAACCAACTGTCAGAATTATGTATATTAAAATCTTGTGGCTCTAATTTAATCTGGTCATATCCTTCTTTAAAAAACATAATCTTATCCATTGTTTCATCTGCTTTTACGTAAAAAACACCAGACAAAACACTATTGCTATGATTATGTTTATGGTGGTACTGCCCTTTTTGCGTGAAGTTCGCCCAACTCTGTGTAACGTCAAGTGAGACATTTTCTTTAATCCTTAATACATTTTCGGCATAAGTGTTAAAACAATCCATAATAAATTTATTTAACTTTTCTAAAGTTTTACTCTTAAGAAGATTATCATTAACACTCGTTGTATTTCCTTCGTTTGGTTTTTGCTTTTGCTTCATAATAAAATTCATTTCCTTGTTAGTCAGATCTCTGCCTAACTCAAAAAAACAAACCGTGCTGGGAAAAAGAGTGTGAACAATCATTAGTTCATAGCCTTCCGAATACGCTCGTCTTCTTCTTCTAGTTCTTTAACCTGCTCTGGCAACCATTGCGTATCTATCTTATCCTCAAAGTTTTTAGATAATTCCATAACCTCAAATACTTCTTCTATAGTTGGGCAAGGTCTTGGGTCTTCCCATCTTGTAAACTCATTGTTAGATATTTCCCATTTAGCTTTAGGGCGTAGTAATTCCATAGCAATATCTATTCCATACAATCTGTATATTTTATCAGCCATTTGTTACTCCAAGTATTTAATTATTATAACACCAGAACCGCCATTGTTCCCTAATCCACCTGTGGATAAACCGCCTCCACCGCCGCCTCCACCGCCACGATTAGTTGTTCCTGCTGTTGCAGTTGAATCATTTCCTGATCCTGCTCCTCCACCACCAGAGCCGCCTGCTGAAGTAGGTGCATTATATCCACCACCACCGCCTCCACCAGCGTATGTGACAGATGAACCAGATATACTAGAGGCTGTTCCATTACCCCCTGCACCACCAATCCCATTAGCATCATCACTACCAACAGCACCAACAGCAGCAGCACCGCCACCCCCGCCAGCTCCACCTAAGTTGCCTGGATGCGATCCACCCTGACCGCCATTATTTCCTTGTGAGGGAGAAGTTGAAGGAGTATTTCCAGAGCCACCTGCTCCACCGCCACCTCCGTGCGCTCCACCACCACCAGAGCCACCATTTCCTCCAGCTCCTGCACCGGGGCCACCTTTACCAAGACCACCACCAGCAGATGTAAGAGAAACAGGACTTCCTATGGAAGAGTTTGATCCAACTAAACCAGAAGCACCACCGTTAGGAGTTTGGAGTCCTGCACCACCTGCTCCTACTGTCATTGTGTATGTTGTACCAGCACCAACAGATTGACCTGTTCCTACTCTAAAGCCACCTGCACCACCGCCACCACCACGATTAGTTCCACCTCCACCGCCACCTGCAACAATAAGATAATCTATCTCAGTAACGCCCGCAGGTGCTGTCCAATTATCAGTGGAATTAAAAGTTTGTATTTGAACTTCTTTGGGTTGGACAAGACCTAATCCATAGTTGCGAGATGCAGCCGATCCAAAAGTAGACAATAAAGGAGCCATAATTTAATCACCCAAATTCCGTTAAAGCACCTAACGCTGTAAATGCCGCATCACCTGTTTTGATTATTGTCATAGCATATCCATCTATACCAGAAGCATTACCTGCACTTGGGGCAGAGCCACCTGCGTATTTAGGTGTAACAGCACTTCCATCAACTTTAAATGTTGCTTGGTAATACGCTGAACTTCCTTGAGTAACCAAGAAAGCAATCGTTAAAGAATCACCTGTTGCCATTATGGAGTTGAGCGTTGTTGACCCATCACCTCTTACATTAAGAGTCCAGTTACCAGAAGCATTAGTTGTGTAGTACAAAACACTCTGGGTGATTGCATCAAAGTTTACTGTGCCTGTAGCCGCTGTCGCTGATATTGTTACTTTCTCTCTGACGTTACCCCCGAAGAACGTATCGCCTGTAACATGAAGTGCCGCTAATGGTGTTGCTGTTTTAATCCCAACTCTGTCTACTGACGCATCACATAAGACAAGGTTAGCATCGTTATCACCTTCAATTCTAAAATCTTTGTCAGCTCCTGCCTCATTAAAGACAAATGTACCTCCATTGAAAGTAACATCATCTGTAGCCGATAAGGTTGAAAAAGCTCCTGTAGTTGCAGAAGACGCACCTATTGTTGTGCCGTCTATTGCTCCTCCAGCTATGTCTACCTTAGATATATCAACTTCACCTGTACCATTAGGGGTAATGGCTATATTGCCACTAGCTCCGTCCGCTATTGTAATACTGCCTGAGTTTGTACCTGAGTTTGTGTTAAGGATTAAATCCCCAGTGCCATTAGTAGTAAGAGTAAAATCAGCACCTGAATCACCAGCCACAACACTGTCAGCTTGTAGGTTGACATTACCCGTGCCATTCGGAGCAAGAGAGATGTCATTGTTCGCAGCATCTGTAATCGTAATTGTTCCACTGTCTGTTCCTCCATTCGTTGAAAGAACCAGATCTCCTGTACCATTCGATGTGATCGTAGCTGCTGCGTTGGAATCTCCAACAACTAACGTATCAGCAACAGCGTTAACATTACCCGTTCCGTGAGGGGTTAAGGTAATATCATTGTTCGCAGCGTCTGCGATAACAATCGTGCCTGAGTTAGTGCCGCTGTTTGTACTAAGGGTAAGATCTCCTGTACCCTGAGTTGTCAGCGTAACATCAGCATCATCATCGCCAATCATTATAGTATCAGCACCAAGATTTACGTCACCTGTCCCAGCAGGAGTAATATTGACGTTACCATTGGTATCTGTAGACGTAATAGAGTTGCCATCTAATAAAAGGTTATCAACCTGATAAGATCCCGTAACTGCTAAATTAGCCGCAACTTCTACAACCACTGCTCCACTACCTGCACCATCTGAGCGAACAAGTTTTGTTTTACCTGCTGTTATCTCTATATCATTTGATGCGTTGTATGTTCCTTGAAAAAGAAGGATTGATCGTGAGCCTGATAGTCCGTTTTCAATCCAAAAATATTTTTCTGCATCGTTTGGAGTTATCTGATAATAAACCGTACCCCCTAAATCACCGCCATCAACAATTTTAATAATTCTATTTCGACCATTAGAAACAGATCCATCTGTAATTGGAAGGGTGTTAGGTGAACCTGTAGACCCTGTAGCTGCTGCTGTAATGGATATAAACCCATCAAGAGCTTGGTCAATCAGATCCATATTGGTGTTGGTCATCGTACCCCATGTACCTGATTTATCACCAGTATCTGGTTTCTCTATTCCAGTATTTGTTGTATATGTGCTTGCCATTGTCTTATCCTTATGCCGCTATATCAGTCCAGTTTGGTGACTGACTCGGAGAGACAGCTGCCCAACTTGGTGTCTGACTGGGGATTATTTCACCCCATACGTTGACTGTTCCTAAAGATGCAGTTCCTGCTACTCCTGTAACAGAAACAGTTTTTGGAAGCCTTGCTATTACACTTCCGATTGATCCTGTAGCAGATACCCCACTTGCTGTTAAGTTGGCATCTGCCGATACCGTAACACTACCTAGACCTGTTGTTCCTGCAACCCCAGTAACAGTTACTGGCTCGGCTTCACCCCAGGTTCCGCTTCCCCAAGTTGATCTGCCCCAGCCAGTAATCGCAGCCATTTATGCAATCCTTATAATTGCAGATGAGGCATTGGCTGTTGGGAAAGCTATAGTAAAATCTCCCGCAGTTGCAGTTTTATCACCACCAAAGTCTAAAACACACACCGCTTTATCTGATTGTGTGTCGTTATATATTAAAGCACCTCTTGCCGTTATTGTTACATTACTAAAAGTTAAATCGCTAAAATCACATATAGCAGTTGTACCGTCTGTTGTTGGCGTTACATTTGTTAGTGCCGCGCCTGTTGCGGAGTAGTTCGTACCACTTGCCTCATTGGAAGAAGTGTAAGCTGTTGTCCCTGCACCCAAAGAAGCACTAGACGTATACAAAGCAAGCTTGAACGAATTACCAGAACTGTTTGTAAAATTGTGTGTTCCTACAAGAAGTTCTTGTTTAAAGCTTGTACACATTGCCTGTGTTATTGCCATTTCTATCTCCTATATTTTTAATATAGCTTTTGCTATATCTTCATGACCCTCTTGAGCCATAATGTTATACAATGTAGTTCTATCAGATTTTACCGCTTGTGTCATATAATGCTTTACAACACCACGAATTGTTTCTTTAAATTCAAAGGCTTGATCTCTTATAGCGGGAGGTGCGTTCTTAGAAACAATCATAATATGGTCAAGGCACATATCTGTTAGTTCATCTACAGTGTGTCCTCTAAAATTAGTTGTGCTTACGCCAACTTCTCCAACATCCATATCTATTGCAACATTAAACATTATGTCTCCTGTATTCTAAGCTTGCCATTTCTATATTGATCTTTAGTCATACGACCTTCTCCAAGATTCTTAAGTCGCATTATACCTTCGTTAAACCTTTCTTTGTAATCTGCCATTATATCAGGCTCGCCCTTCATAAACGTGTAAGCCTCTACAAGACAACCATACAAAAGAACGTCAGCAGAATTAGTTCCAAGCCATGATGTGCCGTCTCCTGACGCTGTGATACTTGTTGGTTTATAGAGGTAATGAATTTCTGCATCGTAGTTTGCGTCTGGGGTTGGTCCGACAATAAAGTTACTTGAATCAAAGATTGCGTAAAACTCTGGTCTTCCCGTAGTGGTTGTTGTAGGAAAAGATTCCTGCATAAAATTAACATCTTTGTTAATGAGAAAGAACACAGTGCTTGAACTTGTTACAGATAAACTAAACGGAGCAAGAAAGTCTGTAGGCATAGCAAGGTATTTACTGCCAGAACTTATTGTCCCTGTTGCGTTCTTTCTAAAGTCAGGAAGATCAACCAGACTCATAATGCGATCTTCTGCATTAATAATAATTGTATTCAAATCATTTACAAAAGTCGTTTCACTGTTGTCAGTGTAATCCTGTATAGCTGATTTTAAAGTTGTTAATGTCCACGCCATAATTAACTCACCGATACTGTGACAGTGCCAACACTGCCTGTTAAACCCATAGCTCCATTGCCATTAGGAGCATCACCGCCATCACCAACTGGATTCCAACCAAAGAACTCTCGACTTGCATCTATCCCCTGATCAGGCCGAGGATCAAATAAAGCCTGGGGATCAAAAACATTAACCTTGCCTAAAAGGTTTTGGGGCTGATCCGGGTCATAAACATCTCTGCCAACTTTCATTCCTGTTCTTACGCCATTGCTTACTTCATAGATTAATTCATCCAAAGGGTAACGAAACCCTGTGCGATCACAAAATCCGAAAGCGTATTTTCCTCGTGCGTATGGTCTGCTCATGGTCCAAAATAATCCGCTAATGGTACAAATGTTAATGGAGCTTTTGTTCTGTCCTCAGAGGCAGCAAGCTCAAACTGCTCTTCGTAAGCTGCTTTTAAAATAGGAACCCTTTGTGTTGCTTCTGGTTTTTTCATTGCAATGTAATACGCAAGCCCAGCAACCATAGCAGGAAGAAAACGTGCAGGTACATCTGGGTCTATAGTCCCTGTTGTTCCTGTGTCTTGTATCCTTCTCATTCTCCAATATCTTATAATATCCCCATTATACGTAGAACTCGGCACAGGCCATAAATAAATAACAGGCGCATCTCTTTGCCTGTCTATATAAATTTGCGTTGGCCTTGCTTCTGTTAGCTTTGCAGGGATCTGAGAATACGTTGTAGATGATATTCTTGATAAATTAAAATCAGATTGGTTGCTTTCTCCAGAATCTGTTCTAAGAACATGATCCATAAGATCTATTGTATCTGCGGGTAATGTATAAGAAAGGGTACTCGTAACAAGAGTTACTGACCCCTCTTCTACAGTCCAAAGGTTTATTCCTCTATTCTGCCACTCCAGGCACATAAGATTTAAACTTCTTCGTGCGGTTTTTAAATCATACCCAGAACGCATTTCAAGCCCTGCTCTTTCAAAGGACTCTTCACAAATCTCGTTTATATCGAGATTAAATGTGGCCGTTCCGCTCGTTGCCATTTTATATAACCTTTACACTATATCTTTCTGAGGTTTTTGACCTCTCATGCCTAACTTAACAGGAGCTTCTGGCCTCATACCAGCCATTCTTGCTAGGCGGTCTGTCATTTGTGGGTTAGAAGCAGTTATAGACTCTTTAATTTCTTCTATAACACCACCACCACGCATTTTCATCGGGCAACTTGCCTTGCCACCCATTGCCATTTTTTTAACTTTGCCACCGTACATCATCTTACCGACACCATCAGCGGCATAAAATGGAACTGACTGACCGTTCCTGTCTACCATTTTTAACTTTCCACCAGCTTCCATTTTCTTAACTTTACCACCATACATCATTTTCTTAGGTCGGCCTACTTGGCTTCCATATGTTCCTTTACCACCTGGCATTTACTTTCTCCTATCTTCAAATAATCTGTCGAGTTTTTTGTCAATCTTATCTAGTTGTGCGAGTACCCTTGAGACATCAGTCTCAAGGTCCCGTTTCGTTGCGAAATCACGAACAGTTTCTTCTCTTGTCTTATTCAGAAGAACGTCTATTCGTTTGACTTCTGTAGCCATTGCTATACCCCAGTAAACTATGGGTCCGACCACTATAGTTAATATAACATTCCAAAGTATAACTGGGTCGATGTCCATTTAGCTTATCCTTCATAAAACATAGTCAAGCTTTGCAGGTTGGTTTGTGTATACAAAACATATGCCCCGCCTGAAAAAAGTATGCCTCCGTCTGGTATGTCTGGATAAACTGTATCGTCTACGTTATTAGCATCGAACTTATAAAGAACGGTGCCTGTTGCACTGGTATTTCTTACCTCTATCGTACCGCCTGTTGTATTGCAAACATACTGCAATCCACGTAAGCGAACACGGTTATTGGTAATTTTAGCAGCAACAGATGTTCCTGTTCCTGCCTCAACATTACCAGCAGATGCGCCTGAAGCGGCAATCTGGGTAATTGTTGTGAAATACTTAGAACCTGTAGCAACACCCGTGTCAGCGCCTGTTATAGCTTCTGTCTGAGCGTTGCCAACTTCATCTGTGCCAGTAACGGTAAAGGTATCACCGCTGTCATCTCCTGCACTCGTAATAATAACTTGTCGTGCATCGTCTAAAGTAACCGAACCACCATCGGCTAAAGCACCGTTTATGGTTAAGTTTCCTGCTCCACTTAACGTGGCTGCAGTAGAAATGCCGTTATCATCAGATGCGGCAGGAGCTATATATCTGGCTAGTACGTCATTTGCTGACATATCTCACTCCTTATTATGTAAAGATAGCAGTACCATCACCATTTGCATCAGCAGTTCCAACGTGTCCTGTAACAGCCCATACGAGCTTTGCTCCACCGCCAGCTCCAGTATTACCTGTAAGAACAGCATGAAGATAAACAGTTGCTCCTACAGCTCCCATGCCATTAGCAAGATCATCATCAAACTTAATTGTTGTATCTGTAGAACCTGCTGGCACAAAAGACTTTGAGCCACTTTCCGCTGGTGTTGTTCCAACAACAAGACCGCCAACATAGTAGTCGTTGTCATATGCTGTCACGATTGTTCTTGCGTTGTTTGATGCAACAGTTTCAATAAAGGTATAATACACACCAATATCTGATGAAGTAATTGCAGGAAGAGTTACAACAGTTGCTTCATCTTTATCAAGAAGAATAATTGAACCCTTTTGTGATGTTGTTAATGTGACCGCACCATCGTTCCAACCGTCAGCGGTTGTCTGACGAATAACTCTTTTTTGGTCAGCAATATAACCTGTTGTTGTAATATTACCGCTTGTGTCAATGTCGAGAGTGGTAGTCACGGCACCTGTTGTGCCATTTTTTGTAATTTGTTCAAACCCATTCTCTGAACGAACAGGTCCGTTAAAAGTTGTATTAGCCATATGTTATCTCCTGTCGTGGCTAGTGTCAGCTACACCATGCAGCTGTCAGGAATATTTTATTATACATAAAAAGAAAGGGGCTGTGAAGCCCCTTTCCCCATCTGATACCAAGTTCTTATGAAGAACCAGGAGACCCGTATATACCGAGAGGATCAGATACGCCAAAGCTGTATCTTTCCCTTGCTTTATAACGAACATTTCCAGTGTCAAAGTCACCGTCCATGCCTGTAGAAAGCGGTGTACGAGTAAAGTGCTTCATTCCGTTTGGAACGTCAGTTGTTAAGAACCACGCATTTGTGTCTGTCAAATAGTGGTTTACTGCATATCCTTCAGGAACTGTGCTGTTATGGTTGATCGCATTGATATCATTGTCAGCAGTGCTTGTACGTAAGGTGCTGTCTAGTATTCTAGTAGCAACAAACATCAAGTCTGGTGGAACGATAAGCTTACGTGGACGAGCAGCGATCAAAAGACCTCTTTCGTCTACATATGCTGCGATTGAAATGACAGCAGCCTCAAGACTTGTTTCATTCAAATCAGCACCAGAAGATGGTCTGTTGGAGTTTGTTCCACCAGCCACTGTTGGGTGAGATGCATTAAACAATGTCACACCATCGCCACTTGTGTAAGTGTCGAATCCTGTGTTGAGTAAAGCTG